ACAACTGTATCGTCAAGTAAGAAAAATAGTATATCCAAAGAGTGCTGGTAGTTTAAGGGATGATGAAAAATGACAGAAGAAAATAATGAAATGATGGACTTACTAAAAGAACTAGTAGGTAGAATAAAAGAAATAGAAAAGACAGTTTACAATAACGATAACTTGTTAATGAAATCTGGTATGGTTACAACTAATACGCCAGTTCCAGCAATGAAAACTCATTCAGATGTTCCAGATTCAGATACAATTGCTAAGATGAGTTGGGATGATATAAACAATTTAGTAGACAGATTAGGTGGTAATTAAAATGACAAATGAAAAAACAAAATACATGGAAGAACTAGCCAAATTCGTTATTGGTGAAGAAATGAAACTTAAGAGAACTAAAGGTGAAAAAGTTAAAACTAAGGAACTCGGAGTTGGGCATCTTTGTCAAGAAGGTAAAGGCTTTAGTGTAAAGGAAGGAAAAAGAGATTACGCAAGCGGAACTATTTCAAAATCAGTTAAGCGAGATTTAGAACAATTAGATTCCTTGATGAATAAATATTCAAATAAATTTAGTGATGATTTTATGGAAGAATATCGTGAAATAATGGATAGAATGAGAGCAGGTTCACCTTTTAACTTAGATAACCCTGAAAGAATCTCACATGAGACTAAAGATAAAGATGAACAGAGCCAACGAGATGCCGCAACATTCCCTACTGATGACGATGGTAACCCTATTGAATAGGTGATTATGTGTGCCTCTCTTACTTCAAAAAGATAAAGACCCTTTAACGGTAAGAGTAATTCAATTTTTTGAAAAAATGCGAATGTCATACTTATCCGCTTTATCGGATAAGAAAACCTATGGTAAAAAATGGGTAGGGGAAATTAGAACCCTTAGACAACAATGGGATGATATAGATGATTTCGCACAAGCAATTAAAGAATCTATAACAGAAAAAGAATTATTTTCAGATGAAGCAGAGAACATCGAAAGTGATACTGCTAGAAAAATATATGAACAAATAAAGGAATTAAGATATTCTTCTGAATTAGTTAAAGACCCATTTGTTAATGAATATAAAGATGAAGTGTTGGATAAACTAATGGAGAGTGAAGGATTATTCGCTCAATTTATCCATTGGGCTATTAGAAATCATGATAAATCATTTAGTGCTGAAGCGTGGGAAAAAAATGATTTACCTGCTGATGAACTTACAGAAGGATTTAGAGGATTAAATTTAGCACCAGAAGATGTGGTTGATTTTATCGTAGAACATTATGGTGATGGTAAAGATACCAAAAGAATAGAGGGTAAATTTAATGCGGCTGAAAAATTATTAGAAGAAATTTATATTTCTCATCATAGTAAATCTACTTGGGATAATCTTGTAAGTTTTAAGAAAGCAGAAAAAGCAGAATCTCATTTCTTAGTTCCTAACAAACCAATGTATAGAATTTTTGAAATTGATGATTTGAAAGAATTAAAAGGTTTTACTGGTAACTGGGTTGTTCAAGAAAAGTATGATGGAATGAGAATTCAAATACATAAAATAGATAATCAAGTAAAAATATATTCTTTTAATAATAAAGATATTACAGAGAAATGCCCAGAACAAGTTAAGATAATGAAAGCAAAACATTTCGGTGATTGTATTTTAGATGGCGAATTAATGTTATTTGATGGTGAAGAACCCCTACATAGAGCAGAAGTTGTTGCTAAAATTTTTAAGAATAAGAAATCAGATTCCATATTAAGGGCGCATGTTTTTGATATTATGCGACATGAAGGGGATGATTTACATGATACTGAGTTATCAGAACGACTCACAATTTTATTTAATAATTATTCAACTCATTCCGATGAAAAATTAGCATTCCCTTCTAAGAAAGATACTCGCTATGCTGACTCAATAAAAGAAGTGAAAGAATACGCAGAAGAAATTATGAAGATTCCTACAGCCGAGGGAGTGGTTATAAAGGATATGACATCTACTTATTTTATAGGAACTAAGAAAAATCCTAAGTGGATAAAGTGGAAGAAGTTTGTTGATTTAGACTTAATAGTATTAGATAAGAAAACTACTAAATCTAATTTATTCAGTTATACTTTAGGTGCTGGTCCTTTAACTGATGAAGATGATTTTAAAAATACTAAAGAAGTAGATGATAGAAAATACTTAGACGTTGGTAAATCATTGAATACTAAAATAGATGTAGACGTTGGTAAAATTATTAGAGTTAAAATTGATGAAGTTAAAAAAGATAAAGAAGGTGGGTATAAAGTATTGTCTGCTAAAGTAATAGAAATACCCGAAGTAGAACTTCCAGAGAAACTAATTACTTTAGATTTCTTAGCACAAGATACTAAGAAGTCTTTAAATTATGATATTAAAGCATTAGAAAAAGGATATGCTATTACAGATACTATACATGGAGAAGCCACTCTTATCTTTAAATCCGATTTAGATGGATTTACTTTTTATGGATTTGAAGAAAACAATTTAATGGCTAAGAATGCTCTGTTAGATATTGATATATGGAAAGAACAAATGGAAGATATGTTAAAAACTCAAAAATCAAAATTTAGAGTAGCCATTAAAAATTTCTTAATGGAAGATAAAGATGGAGTTCCTTATAGTAAAATAGAGGAATTTGTTTCACAAAAACATCTAAAAGAATTTAATAATATATTTGGTTCTAAATCTAAAAAATTAAAAGATTGGTTAAAACAACTAGAAGATATTACTTATGATAAGACTAAAGATAAGTTTTATGCTGAATACGATATGATAGAAAAATATGAAACCCCTAAAGAATATAGAGAAGGGGAGTTTAAAATCTATCATAAAGAGAATGAAAATCTTTCTATTATGTTTAAATTAGATGAAGAACTTATTGGTTGGGAAATAGATATAGAGAAAGAAGATGATATTTTTGCTTTATTTGGTAAGTCTGGAAAGTTCCCCGCACAAGTAGAAACTAAATTTAGAAAGGGAAAACTGATTGATTCTGGTAAAGTAAAGTTAGGAGTGCAAAGGCATGGTTATCATGAATACTTCTTAGAGGGTAATAAATTTGAAACTAAATTTCATGTAAGAGTTATTCCTGTTAAGGGTAAAGATATGTGGCTTGCTTGGACTGGAGTTGAGACAAAACCAGTTGACCCTGAATCAGATGATGGGGTCTGGGATATTAGAGAAGATAAGAAATCTAAATTAGTTTTAAAGGAATAGTTAATATAGTTCATTCCAAAAAGCACTAAACAATGAGTGCAACCGCTATTTTGAAAACAGTTAGTCCTACAAGGCATGATTCTTTTAGTATTTTAAAATCTAATGATTTAGTAATTGGAGGATATGCTTCAATAGAAATGGTAGATAAACAAAATGATTTGATTACTTTAGGGGCTTTAAAGGAAGCCGTTGGTAAATATATGAAAATTACAAAATTTAGAAATGTAATGACTAATCATTCTAATGTTCAAGTGGGAGAAGTTATTCCCCAATATAGAGATAAAAACGGTAAACTATGGAAAACAGATGTTGATGATGTTGGGTTTTTTGTAGTTATTAAAATGAGAGAAGACATTGAAAAGGCAAAAGAAGTTGGCCGAGAAATAAGAAACGGTAGTCTTCGTTCTTTTAGTATAGGTGGACAAGCCTTAGAAAAAAGAAAGAAAAATCATAAAGAATATGGAGAATACAATGAAATCTCCAAGTTAGAACTCCATGAAGTTACAATTTGTGAAAAGGGAATTAACCCAGAAGCAAAGTTTGATATTTTAAAAATGGAAAAAGGTGATAAAATGAATGATATAGAAAAAGCATTGAATGAACTAAACGATACTTTAGATAGAATTAATAATATATCTAAGTTTCAGGGAGAATATTTAGAAGTTCTAACTGATTATAGACAAGGAAAGACAAATCTAAGGGATGTAAGAGAAACTATTAAAGAAGATATATTTACTTCTAGGGGAAAGTTAGACCCTAATCATGATGCCTTCAAAAAACTAATACAAGAAGGAATCTTTACTAGGAACCAAATAAATGAAATGATTAACCAACATAACTCTGAAACAAAAGACAGATTAAGTGGAATGGATATGCCAATGGGGATGGACGATGATGACGTAGAAATGGCTGATTTCAGCAAATCCACAGAAAAGCATATAAAGAACATAGTGAAAAACGATGATTCAACGAAGGAGGCAAATGATATGTCAAACTTAGAAAAAGAAGAATATATGGACACAGAAGAAGATGAGACAATTGAGGCTCAAGATTCTATGGAAGAACCTGATTTAGATATGGAACAAAAATCAAAACCTGATTTACCTACTGGACAAGTAGAAGCGGGAACTGCTGGAGAAGATGATGTAAACAAACCTCATCCACAATTAGGCAGTAACCACATGGCTAAGTTTGAAGACCAATCTACATTAGATTTATCTCCAGAAAATCTTGAAAAGGCTTATGCAGAATTTAAAGCAGAACAACTTGAGAAGGCGGCTTACGAATCAGTAAAGAATAACTTCCAAGCAAGATTCGATGCTGAAATGTTAGCAAAAACAGAAGAAATTGAAAAGGCTAACTATGATGCTAAAGCAGAAGTAGCAGAATTAAAAGAACAATTTAGTTCTCTTTTAAAATCATTAACAGAAGAAAAGGAAACTGTAATT